GCAATCAATGCTGACTTCCAGACTTCTAGGTCTGGAGCAATTACTGCAGCACCAGTCACCACGCCGAGGGCGTTAGTGAGGAAAAGTGCAACAATTCTGCCTGCAATATCTTTTGCCTTATTCATTGTTCTCCTTGAACATTACGCCGAGTAAATGGATTATCACGGCTATTACGGTGATTCCCCAACCCAAAACCTTGGTTTGCCCAGACAGCGTGATGAGCACCATACCGGTGCCTGCAAGTGTCCAAGTCAAAGCATGGATTTCGGATAGGAGTTTCTTCACGCTAATAGCCCAGTTCGTTACGGTCTGCGTGAAGACACAGCAATGGCTGTAGCACCAGCCGCTACGGCAATAAGAGTGCGACGGGTATCTACTGGCACAGAAGACCCCAGAGGCACGTAGTCACCAAAGTCGTCGGAGAAGATGTCAATGGTTTCTTCAAATGCTTGTCGCACCTCTAGGGGTGCGGACTGGACAGCCTCTGTGACCGCATCCTTTTCCTCTTCGCTTATTTCGGTCACATCCAAGGACTCAAAAATTTCAACAGCCTGCTGTGGGCTCACAACCGACAGCACCTCTGGGCTGGTCGCCAAAGCGACAGCCTGCTCAGGGGTAGGTGGTTCTTCCTGTGCCAGAATCTGGTCAACAACCTGCTCTACCTGTTCAGGGGTAAGTTCCTCAAGCACGGCAACAAGTTCTTCTGTGGTTGTGGCTTCTTCAATCAAAGCCAGTACTTCTTCTTCAGCAAATTGCTCTAAATCTGGCTCTAAATCTGGCTCCACCGTTGTGGTAGTCTCTTCAGGTGCTTCAGATGTTGTGGTCACTTCCTCAGTTGTTGTGGTCACTTCTTCAACTGTCGTGGTTGTTTCTTCTGGAAGCGTCTCCTCTGGAATGGGTTCCTCTACTGACGTCGTTGTGGTGCCTGTCTCGGTTATCTCTGGCTCTTCAGGAACGGAAGGCTCAACAGGTTCTGGCTCAACTATTTGAGGCTGTGTAACAGGTGTTGGAACTGCTGGCGGTTGTGTCGTGGTCGTTGTTGATTCTGTTGTTGTTGTTTGGGGTACGGAAGTACTGGTGGTAGTAGTCGTTTTAGGTACGGAGGTTGTAGATGTTGAAGTTGTTGTTGATGATGATGTGGTTGTTGTCGCTGGCAGGGTGCTCGATGTTGTTGTTGTGCTTGTTGTGGTTGTTGTGGGCAGACTTGAAGGGGTCGTGGTACTGGAAGAAGAAGAACTAGTTGTTGTTTGAGGAATCGTTGTTGTACTAGATGTCGTACTGGTCGTTGCACTCGTACTTGATGTTGAGGTTTCTGGAACTGTCGTAGAAGTCGTGCTGGTGACAGGGACAGTCGTTGACGGGGCAATAGTAGTAGTTGTCGTCGTCGTTGGGGTTGTGGATGTTGTTGTAAATTCCCATAGTGAAAGATTACTTATCTGTAAGTGACCCGGCGAACAGCACGTGTCAATTGAATATTGCCTAAATGTAAATATATCTCCAGCAACTACGGGCACAGTTCTAGACCCTGAAGCCGTGTTTTGCTGTGTAAGTAGCGTGTATGTTCCGTTTACACCGTACTGTGGCGGGTCGTAGACCCAGCCATCAGTAGTCCAGTAAGACCAATCAAAAGAAACACTATTGACACCTTCGGGAATTGTGGTCTCAATCTTTGTCCAATGAGGTTGACCAGCGCAACCACCTTGGTCTGGACCAGTAATAAGAATTGAGTCCTGTACAACCTCAACAGAACCTGAGGTGGCACATGACTGAGATGCTGTCCAATCTCCAAGTGCGTCTGCTTTTGCGACGGTAGACCATAATGCTAGTAATGCTACGGGTAGAAAAACTAGCCAGCGTGAACGCACATCAGGCTTCAGGCGACCATTCGGCAGCCGTGTTACCTTCAGCAACCCATGCATCATAAGCAGGCTTGTTTGGGTTGTCGTCAGTTAGAACGAATTGCATGATTGAGTTCTCGCCAGTCCTGAGAATAATGATTCTTTGGGTTTGACCCATGTGGGTTACATCAATATATGAATACATTACAACTCCGCACTAAATCCGATATACGCCGTATTATTGTTATTTGCTATCACCTGATATGCACGACCAACAGTTATCGCACCAGTTGAACGGAAACTGATGCCTAAAAGAGTTGGTGTTGAGTTGCTAGTTCCAATTAGAGGAACAGAGGTACAAGCAGAAATTACAGTACCGCTATAAACACCATAATTTGATGCCGTTCCAGTTGTTTCAATAGAAGTCGGTGCGACTCTCATCATCACAGGAAGGCTAATATTTGTTTCAACATTCGTAGTCGTGTCTCCCTGACCAATTCCAAACATGTTATAAACACCAGCACCAAATGCAGCATTGGCTCGCCAATAATATCGCTGGCATTTAGCAAGCGTTGTGCCGTAGTCCTCAAACTCAAATGGTGTAGCAACAGCACCAGCCTCAACCTGCAGACCCGTTATCTGCCAATAGTTGTTGGTTGCGGCTGCAAGGTTTGTTTGACCTACAAACTTATTTGCGTTAACTGATGTTGCCCAAGTGGTATCAAGAGTTCCAGAAGTCCAAGTACTTCCTGCAGCAAGAGGGAATAAAACTCTCAATGACGCATCGTTATTATTGTCAAATGCACCAGTCGTATCGGCAGGGAAAGTGATTGTTTTCTTTTCCCAAGTTGCACTTGCGCTGATGGTGTATGAAGCGGAGACATGGCGTGTATTGTCCAAATCCCAAAGATGAGCAATATATGTTCCAGTCACATTTGATTTCACCCAAAATGACAAACTGAACTGTTTTGCTGATGAAGTTCCCTTTAGGAACTGTTGAAGATTCTGTCCTTCAAGTAACTGATTCACCCATACTCTGTCAGAAGCAGCAGGTGAAGCATCAGCAGTAGTACAAAGCATTTTCAGAGAGTTACGCAAACCTGAACCTGTTGGTGCATCAGCCTCTACCGATTGTGTCCAAGTACCGAGTGTGTTAACCGAAGTGTTATAACGGTCAGCCGTGTAATAACCATCAGTCGTAATGCTCGCTGTTGATGTTCCTCGTTGTGCAACCTGCATAGCACCATTGATAATCACATTACGGTTCGTCTGCGGGTCAACCCACGCAACACCATTCGCCACACCCGAATTAGCAACCAACACCTGACCATTAGACCCAACAGCCTGACGAGCAACAGTATCTGCCGCCGTAGCAACAATCAAATCACCCTTAGCATCAACAATAGTTGAATCTATCTTTAGGTCAACTTCTGTCTTTACAGCAGTGAAGTTTGCGTTAACTTCCGTAGCAACAGCAGGAGTGCCGTTAACAAAAGTGTTTGGAATAGTTAAAGCCATATTAATACCCTCAGTTCGTTACCTAGCCCCAATAAGCTTGTTGACCTACAAGGGCAACAGTTCCTGTTGAGTCTGGGAAAGTAATAGTTCGGTCAGCAGTAGGGTCTGTAACTGTCAGAAATGTTTCAAAAGCGTTATCTGTTGAACCTTCAAAACGAATCATATGACTTGCAGGTAGTTCAATACCATGAATCAAAACAGGGTTAGAACCACCAGCATCCAAACCAATAGCAGCAATGCTTGCAGCAAGATTGCTTGCAGTTACTTTCTTTGATGTTGGCGTACCCGCTGGGTCGTTAACAATCAAAAACAGGTCATCTGAAGTCACTGATGTTACAGCATCTAGTTGTGTAATTTTCTTATCAGCCATTACCAATCTCCATTAAAGCGAACGAGGTTCCATCTTCTAAAAGCAAATCGTTACCATCTTCAAGTTCTAGGTTGCTAAAAAAAAAATCTGGGTCAGACCAAAAAGCATTGGCTAAGTCGCCAAGTGTAGTTCCCGGTGCTCCAGAATCAACATAATATTGATATTCCAATGTCCCACGGTAAGCCAATCCAGTTGCAGACCAATGGGCGTACAGCAAGTCGCCAAGCGTCTTGCCTGCATTCGGGTACAGAACAACCAGCGCCTCATACATTGCATCGTTAGTTGTCGCCATAATCCCTCACCTCAAACACAGCCATCTTCGGCTGTGCCTTATCATCAATCCCGCACGCTGGACAAATCCAATGTGTTGCCACAGGTGGATACTCTTCGCCACACTCTGGGCATTCGACCATGTTCACAAAGCCTTCAAGTGTGTACGTTGAGCCTTTTCTCGCTCCGCTACCGCAGCAATCAAAGAATCCAACTCAGCATCAGAAAGTTCTGCTGCTTTCTTATTAGTCTGAACCGTTACCGTAGGCGGAGCCATGCGGTTAGTCGCCTGCAAGTACAACTGTGCAGATTTGGTATCACCATCAAGAGCCTTGGCATACAGAGTGTCTAGGAGTCGCTGAGTACGCTCAGGCGACCCCTGAACTTCGTCCACCGCCGTTTTCCACTGGTTGACGAAGGTTTCTTTCTTTTCCCAACGGCGGAGCGTTGTGACATTGACACCAAGGTGTCCTGCCATTTTTTCTTTTGATGGCGGTACACGCTCAGATGGTGCGGTGCACAGCCAGTCCAGATACTCCTGTTGTTGTGACGTCAGAGTGAGTTCTTCGTTTTGTTTCATTGCTAATAACACATTTCGTTACGACCACTATGAGTGGTTGAATGCTCACTCAAAGAAATGTAACGCATGGGGGGGACTATAGGGGGGGAAAAGGAAAACTGTAGCCACCGAGCCCCTACGGGGCGCAGGTGGCATGTAGGCTAAGGACACAGCAATGGCAACTAGTAAAAAAGACCCACGACTTGCACGTGCAGGAGTGTCGGGTTTCAACAAACCTAAAGCAACACCAAGCCACCCAACCAAATCTCACATCGTTGTAGCCAAGTCTGGTGGTCAAGTTAAGACCATCCGTTTTGGACAGCAAGGTGTTAAGACCAATCAGACCGCTGGACAGCGTGAGGCTTTCAAAAGCCGACACCGCAGCAACATTGCCAAGGGTCCCATGTCTGCTGCCTACTGGGCTGACAAAGTGAAATGGTCCCCATCTAAGACATCACAACCCAAGAACAAAAAGTGGGTTAAAGGTTCCTGATATGGCATACACAGACCCAGCCAAACGTGAACGCATTAAGAACAGAATTATGGCTGGTTCCAAAGGTGGCAAACCCGGACAATGGTCAGCACGGAAAGCACAACTACTAGCCTTGGAATACAAGAAGGCTGGTGGTGGTTATTCTGGTGCGAAAACAGCAGCCCAATCCAGTCTCACAAAGTGGACTGGAGAGAAGTGGCGTACATCAGATGGCAAACCAGCCGAGCGCAAGGGTGGTACAACACGCTACCTACCAGACAAAGCATGGGACAAATTAACACCAGCCCAGAAGGCTGCAACTAATCGCAAAAAGATAGGCGCATCCAAGCAGGGTAAGCAATTCGTAGCCAACACACCTGCCGCAAAAGCAGCAGGAAAAGCAGCACGTAACAAAAAATAAGATAAAAGCCTTATAATATAAGGAAAAGGTACCCTTTTTATCTATCCCCCACCCCCTTTTTGAAAATGAGTTGCACGGCTCTGACATGAATCCATCCATTGAGATGACGGGTGCACGGGCCACCTACCTCCCACCCTGTGTTGTCAGAACGATTGCGCATGAATACAAGGCGAAATAAACAATAACGCCTACAACCAGTAATTGACCCACGCCATTAGTGTAACAATGGTGCGCCGATAAGGTCGGTGCTTGAGTAATGGAATGGGGTAAGCCTATGAGTGATGCAATGCGTGAGTACATTGACCGTTGCAATCGTATTGGTAGCCGTGTGAATGGTGCAGTGGTTCGCATTATCGCACGCCGTACTGGTGAGGACACAAGTTGGTATGACGCAAGCGTTTGCACTAATGAGTGTTGCGATAAGCATTAGTAGTTACTTAGTACCGATACAAACTGATACGGCGATATCAGTTTGTATCGTCTAGTGAGTAATCACTCCGTGAGTCGTTGCGGAACAACGCCAAACAAAAAAGGAATAGAAAAATGAAAGCACAAAAGAAAGCCCAAGCAAAAACAACAATTCGCACCAATTTCTTTTTGGTGCATGAGCCAATGATAAACGGCGGACACTATGACATTGTTCGTGGTTGGTTAGGTGCATCGCAAGAAGCGATGAAGATGAAACTAGATGCAAGCAAGTATGCGCAAGCGTCAATCTCTTCACTCAATGCAGGCGAAGCGAAATGGCAACCAAGCACTATCCGTCAGAATGTCACGGTTGGTATCAAGGTGCTGAATAAGTACAAGACAATTGACAATGCAATTACAGTGCTTGAGCGTGAGTACGCATTGCAGGCATGTTGGGCACGTATGAAAGAAATGGTTGCTGGTGACGGCCAGCGTGCAAAGACAAGCAAGCCAAAGCCATTCGACGCTAAGCGTGAGGCAAAGAAATACACCAAAGCGCAATTGAAAGCAATGTATGAGGCAAAATAACTGATACTGGCGTATCAGTTTTTACTCGTGTGAGTTAGCACAACATCATGTACCCCTTGCATGGTGTTGTGTCATGTTCACATAAGTGAGCAAATACAAAAGGAGAAACAGAAATGAATTGGTTCGGACTATTCACTATCGGAATGATTGTGGTGCTTGCAGTTTGGGGCTTCGCATACGAATGGGGCTACGAGAAAGCCGAGAAAGATTGGACAATGAGTGATGAATGGATTGCTCGCCAAGAAATGGAAATGCGTAACTGGAGTAAGTACAACCACCCAACAAACAAGGACTGGAACTGAGATAGTTATCTCACTTCCACTACACAGAAACAAACAACACAAGGAGAAATAGAAATGAAATCAGTACAACTCAAACCATCATTCAGCAAGTTCAGAATTGTTCAGCATTATCGCAATGGAATAAACATTGGAGATGACTTGCTGTTCATCACGAAGATGGCTCTTCGTGGTCACTTGCTTACGGACAAGAAGTACGCACAGTACATTG